CAAACAGGAAAAGAAGTTAGCAAGGCACCCGGCTCAAAGAAGGCCAAGGTCGCCAAGGTTATGAAGGAATTTAAACAGGGCAAGTTAAAATCTGGCGGGTCTGATAAGAAGGTCAAGTCACGCAAGCAGGCTGTTGCTATTGCTTTGTCAGAGGCAGGAATGTCCAAGCCAAAAGGGAGAAGTAGTCGTGGGAAAAAATGAAAAGAAAGCGTTAAGTTTTATTAGCCCGCTGTATGCCGCCACCCAAGGCACCGCACCGGGCCTGCTTGGCCTTGGTGTGTCTGCCCTGAAGAGCTACAAGGATCGCAAAGACGAAGAGGATGAGATGTCTGGCAAGAGCCAGCTGGACAAGGCGGCAGGTGAAGCTGTTCAAATGAGAAAAGGCGGCAGGGTCAAATCTGTTGACGGATGTGCCACTCGCGGCAAAACTCGTGGAAGAGTGTGCTAATGGCTACCAGCGGAACGTATGCATTCAATCTAGATCTGTCGGACGCTATAGAAGAGGCGTTTGAACGAGCTGGGCTTGAGCTTCGCAGCGGATACGACTACCGCACCGCACGAAGAAGTATTGACCTCTTAATGCTTGAGTGGCAGAACAGAGGGTTAAACCTTTGGACTGTCAAAGAAGGGAGTCAAGTTTTGACCGCTGGCACTGGAAGTTATGACCTCGATCCGCAGGTATTCGATATCGTTGATGCATACTTGAGAACCGATGCTGGCGATACTCAAAGTCAGTTCGACCAGAGTATGAGCAGAATATCGGTAAGCCAATACGCGCACTTATCCAATAAGCTAACTCAAGCAAAGCCTCTCGAGTTTTATGTTGAGCGCAAGCCCACAGGGATCACGGTAAAGTTGTGGCCCGTGCCTGACAGCCAAGAGACCTACACATTTGGGTACTACTATATGGAACGTGTAGAGGATGCTGGTAAACCTGCGTCAAACAACATGGATGTTCCCGCTCGATTCCTGCCATGCTTGGTTGCTGGCCTTGCTTACAAGTTGGCCGTAAAATATCCAGAGGCAGCATCTCGCGCCCAGTTGCTAAAATCCGATTATGATGAGCAATGGGAGCTGGCATCAGATGCGGCAAGAGAAAAAGCGTCACTGTATGTTGTCCCCGGAGGATATACGTTTTGAGTTACGCTGAAGGGAAGTACGCATTTGGATACTGCGACAGAACCGGGTTTAGATACCCAAAGAAAGATTTGGTTCCGCAAATTGTCAACCAAAGAAAGACTGGATTACTGGTTGGCCGAGACGTTGTTGATCCAGATCAACCTCAATTACAGCTTGGTCGCGTAAGAACAAACGACCCGCAAGCACTAAGAAACCCAAGGCCGGATCAGTCTCTTGAGGAAAGCAGGAGACAGTTTGCTTGGAATCCTGTGGGCGGCGGCGTAACTGAGCTTGGCAGTCGTACTGTTGCGTTAGATATTTCTGCACAGGTTGGCAGAGTTACTGTGGAGACAGCATAATGGCGTTTACATACACTACGCTTAAAGCAACAATTCAAGATTATGTGCAGTCTACCGAGACCGATTTTGTAGCCAACATAGACACGATCATCAAGCAGGCAGAAGATCGAATACTTAAGTCAGTTCAGCTGCCAGACTTTAGAGTTAACAAACTGGGAAGCCTGACATCTGGAAACCAGTATCTAACAATGCCGTCAGATTTTCTCGCCCCATACTCACTGGCCGTTGATGACTCAGGATATGAGTATTTAATATTTAAAGATGTGAACTTCATAAGAGAAGCATACCCATCTTCGTCAACTACTGGAACGCCAAAATATTACGCAATATTTGATGAGAACACATTTATCTTAGGGCCAAGCCCGGATGATGATTTTACTGTCGAGCTTCATTATTTTCACAAACCTGCATCAATTGTTGATGATGGCACAAGCTGGCTTGGAACTAATGCGGAAAGCGTACTTCTTTATGGATGTCTGGTAGAGGCTTATACCTTTTTGAAGGGTGAGGCAGATCTTCTTCAGGTTTACATGGCAAGGTATCAAGAGGCTCTTGAGGATCTTAAAGGTCTTGGTGAGGGCTACAGCACAACCGATAGCTATCGATCTGGAGCAGTAAGGGGGGCTAGAGGATGATTAATTTAAACATTTGCGAGGTTGGAACCGTTACGGTTAAAACAACCAACAATAAAGAAACAGTCAACACCAAGGAGTCTATTCCTGTTAAGGGTCAAGATGACACCAATGGTAAAGAATCAACAGAGAGGAAATCATAATGGCTATTACACAGGCAGTTTGCACATCGTTCAAGGTTGCCCTTCTTGACGGAGAGATGGACTTTAGTAGCGATACAGCCGATGTGTTTAAGATCGCTCTATACACATCTAGCGCAACACTCGGAGCATCAACCACCGCTTACTCGGCAACCAATGAGGTTTCTGGAACTGGGTATTCTGCGGGCGGAAACACGCTTACTATTTCGGCAAACCCAACATCATCTGGAACTACAGCGTTTTTGGATTTTGCCGATACAACTTGGTCTTCTTCTACTATCACTGCTCGGGGCGCTTTGATCTACAAGTCTGGCGGCGGAAATCCTGCTGTTGCGGTATTGGATTTTGGCTCCGATAAGTCATCTACATCTGGTGACTTTACTATTGTCTTCCCAACTGCTGATGCAAGCAACGCTATCATTAGGATTGCGTAATGGCTTTGGTTCTTGCTGATCGTGTAAAAGAAACCACCACCACGACTGGCACGGGCGACATATCTCTTGGTGGAGCTGAGACTAACTTTGTTGCTTTCGGTAATGCTTTGTCTGATGGGGATACAACCTACTACGCTATCGTAGATGATGTTAACGCTGACTTTGAGATAGGCATAGGAACATACACATCCGGCACGGACACTCTGTCAAGAGACACAATTTTAGATAGCACCAATGCCGGATCAGTAGTCAACCTAAGCGCAGGGACAAAGGTTGTATTCATAACTTATCCAGCCGAAAAGTCTGTTCGCGTTGGTGGGAATGTTTCTGATCTGACAAATGATGCTGGATACTTTGCTGGATTTACCTCAACGGTAACCGCTACAGGTGTGACCGCATCTGCTGGAGAGCATGTCCATATTACTGCATCCACTCAGACGATAACTTTGCCAGCAAGCCCTAGCGCAGGAGAGCGCGTTGCAATAAGTGTTGGCGATTTTACTGATACGGTGGTTGGAAGAAACAGCTTAAACATCATGGGTCTGGCGGAAGACTTTACTATTGATGTTGCCAACATGGGACTGACCTTTATTTATACCGATGCAAGTAACGGCTGGAGATTGTTGTGAGTACATTAACAGGTTTAATTAGTGCTGGTGGCGGAGGGTTTAACCCTAAATACAAGGATGTATTTGTTTTCCAGCAGAGCACCACATGGTCACCATCAGCAGATTGCACAGCAATAGTAACTGTTATTGGTGGAGGCGGTTCTGGTGGATCTGGTACTGACCAAGCTGGAACTGGCGGTGGAGCTGGTGGTTTAGCGCAATCTTCAGCGATATCACTTTCTTCTGGAACTACATATACCATAACTGTTGGTGCTGGAGGAATATCGGTAAGAGGTGATAGCAATGGTAATGCTGGAGGAAACTCTTCTTTTAGTGGAAGTGGTGTCACTACTCTAACAGGTAATGGTGGCGGCGCAGGTCTTACAAACTCAGCCACTGGTGGAGCAGGTGGGACTGCATCTGGAGGTAGCTACAACTACACAGGCGGGTCTGGATCAGGCGGCTTATATGGAGCGCACCAAGTCGGTGGAGGTGGTGGAGCGGTAAACATAACGGGCACTGCATATAACGCTGTTCAGTCAGACTACAATGCGACAGCTCCGGGAGGAGCAGGAACAGGCGGTAGTGGTGCAATGTTTGCAACTGGTACTCAATCTGCTGGATATGGTGGCCCAGCAGCAACGCAAAACATTTTAGATTTTCTTGACTGGACTACGATCAATTCATCTCAAGGTGGCGCAACTCGTATTTATACTGGGGACGGTGGCGATTATGTAAACTGGGCGGTAATTAGTCAGGAGGCTGCTCCAATGGGGTGTGGCGGATTTGGCATTGTATTAGCTGGCGGCAGCATAAACACAGGTTCAATTAGAGCGCAGTCTGGAGGCTTGTTTGCTGGGGGTGGTGGTGCGGCTACTGGCGTAAACACTATTTATTACCCAGTCATGATTGCTGGATCTGGGGGTGCGTTTGGGGGTGGTGGTGGAGGCGCTAATTCGTACTACAATTCTGGATACACCCAGTCAGGATTTGGTGGTACTGGTGGAGTATTTGTTGCAGTTACGGAGTACGCCTAATGATATATGAAATTCTAGATGCAGAAGGAAATGTAATAAACACTGTAGCGGCAAACGAAGATTTTGTCTCAGCAAACTATGAGCACTATAGATTATTCGTGCCACCTCAAGATCCGCAAAGACCCGTAGAAGAAGTAGAGAAAGAGTGGCGCAACTCTGAGCTTAAAAGAACAGATTGGGTTGTTCCTGTAACAGATCATAGTCAACATGCAGATTACATGGCATATCGCGAAGCATTACGAGACTGGCCTGCTACACCAGATTTTCCAGACACCAGACCAACTTTAGGCGTGTAAAATGTTTTCATCTGGCGCGTTTAGTACAGCACCGTTTGCGTCAGAGTCTGCAATAAATGTAGATGTATCGATAATAGGTCTTTCATCTACGTCTTTTGTTGGCACCCCATCTGTCACTATAGATGTAAACGTCTCTTTATCTGGGGTTGAGTCAACATCTGGAATTGGCGATGTTGTTGTAACAAACCCAGTTAATGTCACAGGGGTTTCTGCAACAGTATCTATTGGCGATGTAACTGTATCAGGCAATGCTCAAGTTTCAGTTACAGGTCAGTCTGCAACAGTATCTCTTGGTGATGAGTCAGTTCAGATAGATGTAGATGTAGATCTTAGCGGGGTCTCATCCACTGCATCAGTCGGGACGGTAGACTTTGTCATCGACTCAAATGTCTCTGTGACAGGCGCTGGATCAACTGTTAGTTTGGGCGATGTTACGGTAAAGATTGACATAAATGCGCCAGTTACTGGGGTCTTAATGTCGCCGTCAGTTGGGTCGGTTACTGTTGAAGCTGACGCAAATGTATCTGTTACCGGGGTCTTAGCGCAAGTCTACACTAACGGCGTTTTAATCTGGAGCGCGGTTCCTACAGACCAAACACCAAACTGGCAATTAGTAGATGACCTACAGGTTCCAAACTGGAATAATGTAAATACCTAAAGAGATTAATTAATGGCTACTCAATATACAGACATACTTAAACTTGCGTTGCCGACCACTGGTGAGCTTGATGGCACATGGGGTGATGTTGTTAACAATAATATTACCTCTATGGTCGAAGAGGCTATTGCTGGGCTTTCGACAATCAATACTTGGTCAACAAACTCTCACACCCTGACTACAGCAAATGGAACAACATCTGAGTCACGAGCAGCGATGTTGATACTGACTGATTCTGGCGGCGCATTGACTGGTGCTGGTGAAGTTATCTGCCCAGCTGAAACAAAAATCTATCTGGTGTATAACAACACTGGTGAGACTATAACAGTAAAAACATCGGCTGGCACTGGTGCCGATATCCTAGATGGTGTGACGCTATTTGTTTATTGTGATGGAACCAATGTAGAAAAAGCCAACACAGACACTACTTTATTGCTATCGAACTACCCTGTTGGAACAAACAATGTTGGTGTCGGTAGCTCTGTATTTTCTTCTATAACAAGCGCATCTAGTTCCACTGGGGTTGGATCATCAGCATTAACATCATTAACAAGTGGGGCAAACAATACCGCAGTTGGCGCAAGCTCTTTAACCGCAATAACATCTGGAACTAGGGCGGCAGCTTTTGGCAAAGACTCTATGCTTTCGGCGACAACTGGAAACTTTAACGCTGCATTCGGTACATCCGCTGGAGAGTCAATAACTACCGGGTCAAACAATTCAGCATTCGGCGATGATGCATTATCGAATGTATCAACCACCGGGTTTAATACTGCTGTTGGCGTTTCTGCCGGAGGAAGTATAACTTCTGGCTCAAACAATACGGCGATAGGTGGTGACTCAATGGCATATTTTGGTGCCGCAATCACCGGGTCTAACTTGACCTGTCTTGGCTATGACTCACAGCCTTCGGCGGCTGGCGCAACAAACGAGGTCACCCTTGGCAACTCAAGTGTGGCAACACTGCGCTGTAACACAACGACCATATCAAGCCTATCTGATCAGCGCGATAAAAAAGATATTATTGACAGCCCATACGGCCTTAACATCATAGAGAAAGTAAAGCCTCGTCAGTTTGTTTGGGAGAGTCGTAGAGGTAACATAAAAGATGGAACCGCTGAAATTGGCTTTGTTGCCCAAGAATTGCAGCAGGTTGGGGATAACGAAATCCTGCAACTGGTGATGGATGAGAACCCAGAGTTTTTAGAGGCAAAGCCCGGGAGCTTGATTCCAATCTTGGTGAAAGCAGTTCAGGAGCTTTCAGAAAAAGTTAAAGATCTGGAGAGCAAACTATGAACATCAGGCTAGAGCCTTGGTCAAACCTAAGCGACCAACAAAAAGTAGAAAAACATTATTTGATCTCGCTGGAAAGCTCAGATCTTATAAGCTCTTTGGTTGCATCCGGCGGTGATAAGGGCGAAGTTAAAAGAAATGTAGATCATTTAAAGATTATGGTACTAAAAGATTTTTGGAACGGTCAGGATTTGGCTCCACTAAACGAAGCCATTTCTGCTGGAGAGGAGTATGTAAATGAATAATGTTAAGCAAGCATTTAAATCTCGCACAGTGCAATTTGGCGTTGCGTTAGCATGTTTGTCTGTCCTGCAAGGATTTGTTGGATTTGTCCCTGCCAGCCCAGCTGTACAGGCATTGATAGGGTGTGGCATTGCAAGTGCAATAGTTGTTCTCCGCTTTATAACTACGCAGCCGATAAGTGAGAAATAACGATGGAACAGTCCTTTATCAATATGCTCGCTGGAGCAGTCTCAGTCCTGTTTGGTTGGATACTTAAGACCGTGTGGGACGCTGTCAAAGACCTTCAAAAAGCTGATGATGAGCTGATTGATAAAGTGAACAAGATCGAGGTCTTGGTTGCTGGAGAGTACGTCAAGCGCGAAGACTTCAGGGCTGATATGGATCGGTTGTTTGATAAGCTGGACAAGATAGACAAGAAGCTAGATTTAAAGGCCGACAAGTGATTGCAGAGCTTGCCGCTTTTAATGCCGCTTACTCGGTAGTTAAAGAGTTCGTAGCTAATGGCAAGGATTTGACCGACTGTTTTAGTTTTATTGGTCAGATGACTACAGCCAAAGAAGACCTCAAGCTACGGCAAGCAAAGAAGAATAGTTTTACCAGTGACGCTGAAGAGTTTGCGGCACTTGAGCAGATTAAACAGGCTGAAGACGAACTAAGAGAATTGATGCAATACTACGGTCGAGCAGGTTTGTGGGATGACTTTGTTAAGTTTCAAGCAGAAGCACGCAAGGCTAGGCTTTTAGAGCGTAACGAGAGGATAAAAAAGATCAATCAACGCTGGCAATATGCAAGTATTATCGTTGCTGGCTGTCTTGGGCTTATAGGCTCTTACGCTATCTTCGTGATAGCTCGTGCGGCTTTAGGGAGCTGAAATGATTGAGGCGTTGATTGGCCCCGTGATGGGCTTGCTTGACAAGATAATACCAGATCCAACTGAAAAGGCTAGGCTCGCCCATGAGATAGCCACATTAGCAGAAAGACAGGCCCATGAAATTGCTAAGTCCCAAATTGAAGTTAATCGTACTGAGGCTGCTAGTTCCTCGATGTTTGTGGCAGGATGGAGACCAGCAGTGGGCTGGATATGTGCTGTGGGTCTCGGTTTCAATTTTATCGTTGTGCCTCTCGGCAATTTTGCTATCACTGTTTCTGGCGGGGATGCAGTCATTCCTTCCCTTGATGTATCCCAGATGATGCCCGTTTTGATGGGGATGCTGGGGCTTGGTGCATATAGGACGTTTGAAAAGACCAAGGGTGTGGCTAGAGAAAAATGAACATTGAGCGGTTAATGAAGAAGCTGGTTGAGCACGAGGGTGTCAGTCGGTTTGTTTACGATGATCATCTCGGGTATGCCACTATCG